CAGAAGATAATTATGAAATTAATTGAGAAAGGATTAGGGAATTAAGATTAAAAATAAAAAAAATAAAAATATTTTTTGAAAGTGGTTAACACTGGAGCTAAAAATATGTTATAATTAATATAGAGAGTAAAAAAATAAAACAAAATTAAGAGAGCTTAAAGGCTCTCTTTTTTATTATGAAAATCCAAGACAAAATACAAAAATTAACTCCACAGGAAATACAAGAACTCGACATTTCAGCGGCACAGAGAATACTTGCAAGTAATTCAAATCTTCTTATTGATTTAGGCAATGCGTTATTTATAGCAAGCCAAAAATTGGGTGAAGCAAGGATAGAAGTGGAGCAATTAAAACATTATAAAGATGTTATTACTGAACAAAACAGAGCATTAAAGAGTGTGATAAGTGGTGGATAAAAATTCCAAAATATTCCGTTTTGAACCAAATCCAAAACAAATTAAATTTGCAGAATTGTATTTAGATATTGACAAAAAGTTAACTAAAAAAGAAATAGCGGCGGAAATTGGTATAACAGATAGAACAATTAGAAATTGGTTTAATGATGAAAATTTTGTTGACTGGATTAACTCTAAGAAAGATGAAATTTTAAATAAATCCTTAATGGCAAGATATAAAGTCGCAATCAGGAAAGCTGCACAAGGAGATTTTCAGTTTTCAAAGCTTCTTTTTGAAATGACTGGCGAATATGTACAGAAGACAGAATCAAGAGTTACAAATGTTTATGAAGATTTTGAAAAAATGTCTGATGAAGAGATCATCAGGGAATTTGAACGAGAGTTAAATGGCTTTAGAGCTACAAGAACGCAAGAAATTAATAGAGAAGACAATATACCTAAAAAAACTAAGAGCTGAAAAGTCTTTATTTTACTTTGCCAAAGAAATTTTAGGCTTTAGAGAGCTTGATGAAAACATTCATCTTGAGTGGGAATACTTTTTAAAAGGATCTAAAAGGTTAAAGTTGGTTTTAATTCCAAGAGACCATTTTAAATCGACGTTCTTTACAATTTCATATCCCTTACAGCAGTTATGTATTGACAAGTCAAAAAGGTTTTTGCTTACTAATGCGGTTTATAACAATGCGCAGAAATTTTTAAGATCCATAAAAGACCAGATAGAAAAAAACAATAAACTAAAATGGTGGAATTTAGAACCTGATGAACCTTGGAGCAGTGAGGAAATAGCAGTCAAGAGAGAGACAATCCATAAAGAGCCATCAGTATCAATAGCAGGAATTGGCTCTCAACTGCCATCTCAGCACTATGACATAATAATTTGGGACGACCTTGTAAATGAGAAAAATATTACAAGCAAGGATCAAACTGACAAAGTAATTGACTGGTGGAAGGATACACTAAATTTACTTGAGCCTGGCGGTTTAGGAATACTGATAGGCACAAGATGGTCTCATAGAGATTTATACCAGTACGTGATTGATAATTTAGCCGATCATTTTGATATTATAATCAGGAAAGCAATAAGAGACGATGGTTCTGTCTACTTTGAGAAGAGATTTTCAAAGGAAGAGCTTGAGAGAAGGAAGATTCTTGAAGGGCCATATAAATTTAACCTGCAATATCAAAATGAACTTACTGACCCTGAAGATGCAATTTTTAAAAGAGAGTGGATTTTAAAGTATAAGGATTTGCCAACTCCAGTAAGGTACTTTATGACAATAGATCCCGCACTGTCAGAAGATCCTACAGCTGACTACAGTGTAATTATGGTTTGTGCAGTTGACAGTGATAATAATCTGTATGTTGTTGATTACTTCCATGAGAGAGTAGATCCTAAAAGCTTAATTGATAATATTTTTAAGTATGCGGATAGATACAAGCCAGTAAAGATTGGGATTGAGACGATAGCTTTTCAAAGAATATTAAAGTTTTGGCTTAAAGATGAGATGAGTGCAAGAAGTAAGTTTTTTGTAATTGAAGAGCTAAAAACGTCAGATAAAGCTAAGCCTGACAGGATTTTAGCATTACAGCCAAGATTCAGTGCTGGGACTGTATTTATCAAGCCTTTCATGGCTGAGCTTGAGGATGAGCTTATTTCGTTTCGTTATCCTGAAATAACACAAGCTCATGATGACTTGATAGACGCTTTGGCTTATCAGCTTGAGATAATTTACAAGCCTAACAAAGTAATAAATAAGGAAGTTCCCTATCTGTCTCCTTTATGGCTTGAAGAGAAATTTGGAAGGCCTGAAGCAAAGGCAGATATTGCAAATCCTTATGTTTATAAAAAGTAAAAGAAGGTAAAAATGGCATTTAAATACGTACAAAGGACAAGTGCAAGAGCAAAGGCAACAGCAGGCAAAAGCTATGTTGCCAAAGGGACAAAGCCTAAGTTAGGGACAGGGAAAAGATTTAAAGCCTTAACAAATGTGCTTGAAAAAAAGGGAGCTGAAAATCCTGAAGCTTTAAGTGCCTGGATAGGCAGGAAGAAATACGGCAAAGAGAAAATGGCTAAACTTTCAGCACAGGGAAGGAAAAAGAAATGATATTTGAATTTGAGTGCCTAAATGAAAATTGTGGTAATAAGTTTGAAGAGAATATTTCTTTTGGCAAGTATTACGTGAAATGCCCAAAGTGCGGAAGGTATGCGATAAAGAAGTTTCATGCAACTGCTAACATGTTTGTGCCCTCATACTTTCACACCAGCCGAAGCGACATATTTACTGATGATGAATGGCAGGAATTAAAAAAAGACCCTAACGTGGAAAGGTATAAGTAATGGAAAAATCAAAAGCCTTGCAAAACAAGATATCAGCAGCGATAAACGAGCAAAAGAAAAGAAAAGCTGAGATTGATTCGTACAAGGATTTCCTAAAAGGGAAGCAGTATTCAAATCCTAAAAAAGATGACGTCACCTTTAATATTTGCCATAGCATAGCACAGGCAATACTTGATTCTATTTTAATTGGAAATTCCCATATCTATGTAGAGCCTGATGATGAGGAAGCAGTTTTAACTTATGAACTAGTTGAAAAAATAATAAACAAGTACTGGAAAAAACTAAAGGTTGAAGACCAGGTAGAGCTTGCAGTCATAGACTATACTTCACTTGGAATTGGAGTTTGCTACACTGACTGGGACTGGCAGGTTAAAAACGGCAAGATAGTAAATGACAGCCCGTTTGTGCTAAACATTCCCTACGATGATTTTTTAATTGACCCGCAGGCAAGGATACAGGAAATAGAAAGCGCAGATTACATGATTAGGCATTACTGTAAGAGTGTTAAGGAATTAAAGGAAGACTCAAGATACAAGCACACAAAGAATTTAAAAGGGGACGTAAAACTATCAAGCGAGATATACAAAAATGAAAATAAAGATGATGAAGCTGAACAGGTTAACTTATACCAGATATGGATTCCTGATGACGAATGTTCCTACGTCTTAAGGGAAGGCTCTGAAGATATCCTAAGGGAAGTTGAAAATAAGTTTGGAAGAGAATATCCGTTTTCGCTTCTTTTAAATTACAAAATGCCCGATGAGCTTTATCCGTTTGGCGAGATAAAGGTTTTATATGAGCCGCAGAAACTCTTAAACAGGATTTACTCCTTAATTTTAACTCACGCAAGGAGAGTATCTACAAGGCAGTATGCTAAAAATGATTTGATAAGGATAGAGGAGGCAAGGAAGTTAAAGGACGCTGAAGATGGGGAAATAATAAGCCTTGAGGGAAACGCAAAGCCTTCTGATGCAATATCGCCAATTGCTGATGCCCAGTTATCAAATGATGTATATCAGGCTTATCAGATAATTAACAGTGCAATAGTGCAACTCTCAAAGGTATCAGAATACAGGCGTTCAGTAATGCCACAGGGGCAAAGGAAAGCCACTGAAGCTGTATACGTGGAACAGGGTACTGAAATGAGCACAAATAGAAAAGCGGTTGAAGTTAAAAGATTTTGCGAGGAGATAGCAAAGAAAATCTTCATACTCTTATCAGGCGAGGAAAATATAGAAAGCAAGAAAATTACGTACAGGGATAATACGGGAAATTGGGTTACACAAGCCTACACCAACGCTGATTTAGGTGGGGAATATGCTTTCAGGTGGGAATCAGGAGTTGAAGCTCCAATTAACTCACAAGTAAGGCAGCAAAAAGTTTTGCAGACACTGCAGACAATTTCACTTGCCGCTAATATTAACAAAGAGATAATTTCAAAAATTAACTGGACTGAACTAATAAGGCAGGTTTTAAGTGATATTGACATCAAGAATATAGAAAAAATCCTAACTCCTGAAGAGCCTCAAGTACAGGAACAAATGCCAGAAATGCCAGAAATGTCAGGAGTTCAGCCTGGAGTTCAGCAAGAAGCTAATGTTTCACCTGAAGTTTTAGATGCAGTAATGAGGCAGATTGGGGGATACTAATGCCTTTTAAAAGTGAAGCCCAAAGGAGAT